ATATGGAAAACAATTTATTTTGGTTTTGGAAAGATGCAGTTGGCACTAAGTTTTGTGACGACGTAATTAAATTTGCTAGCACATTAAAAAAAAGAAATGCATCTACTACGGGTCCAGAATCTAAAGAAGTATTTAGTGACTTTAGAAAATCTAAAGTTGTTTGGTTAAGTGAGAAATGGATATACAAAGAACTTTTAAAGTTTATTGAGATGGGTAATGAAAATTATAATTTCGAACTAACCACTGCAGAACCAATTCAATATACAAGGTACGATCCTAGTGATCACTATGATTGGCATGTAGATCAATTAGATGGGCCAAGAGAAGACGCTAGACCAGATACGAGAAAACTTTCTTTGTGTTTAAATTTAACTGATCCTAATGAGTATGAAGGTGGAGATTTTTGGATGGGTAGACCAAACCCTAATCCTGAAAATTCAAAAACATATAAATTAGATTTTATGCAAACTAGAGGTGCTGTTGTGGTTTTTCCTTCTTATGCATTTCACAAAGTAGCCCCTGTTACTAAAGGAGTTAGACACAGCCTAGTGTGTTGGATGAGAGGTAAAAAATGGCGATAGAATTTCCAAAACAATTAGATAGAGCGGATTTATTTCCTACACCTGTTTGGGTAACCCAAGTACCAGAACATGTTAAAAAATTAAATAAATATTCAGACCCATATATTGCTGCTTCAAAAAAACATTTTAAACCAATGATAGATAAAAGAAACAAAACTTATGGAAATAAAAAAGATATGGGACATGTGTTTCATTCAACATCTCTTATACAAGATAAAAATTTTACATCGTTTCATCAGTACGTTACACTTACTGCTAGAAATTTATTATTAGAGATGGGATATGATTTATCTAAATTTGATATCATGTTAACAGAAAGTTGGGTTCAAGAGTTTGCTAAATATGGTGGAGGACATCATACTTTACATACTCATTGGAATGGTCACATATCAGGTTTTTATTTTTTAAAAGCAAGTGAGTGTACCTCTAGACCTGTCTTTCATGATCCAAGACCTGGTCATGCAATGAACGGTCTACCTGTAAAAAGTGCAACTGAGATTACCTACGGAAGTCCAGAAATACATTATAAAGTTAAACCAGGCACGATGATGTTTTTTCCTTCTTACTTACCACATTTATTTTCTGTTGATGTGGGCTATGAACCTTTTAGATTTATACATTGGAATGTTCAAGCAGTGCCGAAAGCAGACAAAATAGGTGTATGATAAATATAGAGACCTGGTTTCCTACTTTTATTGGTCAAGAGATTTTACAAGACCACGAAAAGATAGCTAAAGAAATTGTTCCTGTCTGTAAAAAATTACAGAAAAAAATAAAATACAAGGAAAGCGGATGGGTAGCAACATTATATCAAACCTGTTACACACATAATATTTGTAACGATAAAAAATTCGATCTAATAAATAATATTGTTTATCAAAAAGTTCATGAATATATAAAAGCTATAGGTGGCACATACACCATACATACCTCTGAGGGTTGGTTTAATATTTATAAAAAACACGATTTTCAAGAATTTCACTGTCATCCTAATCAAATGGTGTCTGTGATCTATGTTTTAAAATCAACTAGGAATGATCCTAAAATAATATTTGAAAGAGATGAAGGTTTATTTAATGCACACTTTGATATAGATGCTCCCGCTTTAAGTTCAAAAGTAGAATACAATTCGGTACAAGGTAATTTATTAATTTTTAGATCTTCTTTACATCACTGTGTTCAAATGCAAACGCATAACAAAGAAAGAATTTCTTTAGCGTATAACTTTAATTTAAAAAAATTATGCAGATAACAATTGTAGGTGCAGGCACAGCGGGATTAGTTACCGCCTTAATTTTAAAACAAAAATTTAATCAAAGTATAGATATTAAAATAATTAAGTCTGATGATATTGGTATCATTGGTGTTGGAGAAGGGAGCACGGAACACTGGTTAGATTTTATTGATTGGTGTGAATTAGATTTTCATGAGGTAATAAGAGAGTGTAATTCAACGTTAAAATCAGGAATTTATTTTAAAGAGTGGGGTAAAAAAAATTATCTTCATTCTGCACATCCTGATGAAAAAGTAGGACAAGAACAAGTTGGTTATCTTTCTTATGTATTAAATGATGGAGTATTTGGTAAAAAATATTTATCTCAAAAAATAAACCCTAATGATCCAAGACCACTTAATCAACTTCATTTTGATACATACAAATTAAATAAATACTTGCAGAAGAAATGCATGGAAAGAAATATAACAATACAAGAGGACACAATTAAAGAAGTAAAATTAGATAAAAATGGAATAAAATATATAAAAGGTAATCAAAAATACACAGCAGATTTTTTTATAGATTGCACAGGGTTTAGAAGAGTATTAATAAATCAATTTAAAAACAGATGGATTAGTTTTAGTAAATATTTAAAAGTTAAATCTGCAATAGTTTTTCCAACAGAAGACATGGAAAATTATAATCCGTATACTACTGCTACAGCTATGAAAGCAGGTTGGATGTTTAGTATTCCGGTATGGGGTAGAACAGGTAATGGATATATATTTGATAGTGATATAATTACTAAAGAACAAGCACATGAAGAAGTAGAGAAAAAATTACAAAAAGATGTCGAGGTTAGAAAACAAATTAATTTTGATCCTGGGTATTTAGAAAAATCGTGGATAAAAAATTGTTTTGCTGTGGGGTTAAGTGCTAATTTTGTAGAGCCACTCGAGGCCTCTTCTATAGGTACTTCTATACAACAAGCTTTTTTACTTTCGCACTACATAATTAATTACAATCAAAAGACTATAGATAAATTTAATAACACCATGGAACACATTATGTTAAATATAAGAGACTTTATATGCCTACATTATATAACTCCTAGAAAAGAAAAATTTTGGAAAACTCAAGTAATGCCTGACTCACTCAAGGATAGATTAGAATTATTTAAAACTAGACTACCTATACGAGAAGATTTTAATGAAACTAATTATCTTTTATTTAGAGACCCTAATTATATTGTGGTTATGCATGGCTTAGGTTTAATAGATATTGAAAAAATAAAAAAACAATATAGTATGCTTAATAACAATTTTAAAGAATTGATAAAGATAAAATATGACGATACATACAGTTACGTTACACACAAAGAATGGTTAAAGAAAGTTAGACATGAAGTTTGAAAAACATAAATTTGAAGTTGTAAGAGATGTCTTACATAAAGACATGGCTAATTTTTTATTTAATTATTTAAAACTTAAAAAACATGTATTAGATCACATGCAGGCAATGAGATTTATTTCTCCTTATGATAAAACTATGGGGTATTATTTAGATGAACTAGTTCCAAACACGTATTCTATTTACTCAGACCATGCAATGGAAACACTATTAATATCTTTAAAAAATATTATTGAGAAAAAAACTAAAATAAAATTAGTTGAAACATATTCTTATGCGAGACTTTATAAACACGGAGATATTTTAGCCAGACATAAAGATAGAAGATCGTGTGCTATATCTGCTACTCTAAATCTAGGAGGAGACCCTTGGCCAATATATTTAAATACTACAAAGAATCGTGCTCAAGATGGATTTAAAGTTGATTTAACTCCTGGTGATTTACTTATATATAGTGGAGATAAAATGGAACATTGGAGAGAAGAGTTTGAAGGTGATGTGTCTGGTCAAGCCTTTTTACATTATAATGAATTTGGTTCTAAGAATAAATATGATGGCAGACCTATGTTAGGACTACCGTCTGAGTTTAGGAAACAATGAATAATTGGGAGAAAGATAAAACAGCATTAGACACGTTAGAAGTTAATTATGCAACACTTTCTAAAGAACATTATAAATGGTTTAAACAAGCATGCAAAAAAGCTAAAGCAAAAAATATACGAGAAAATAATAAGTTGGCGGGACACATTAAAGAAGAATACGCATTAGATCGTCCACCTGATGATATTGTAAAGATGTTGTTAAGTATGATAGATAAAAGATTTTCTAAATATTTAAATACGGTGAGAGTATTAACTCAAAACTTACCGTTTGATGTTGCTGATGTATGGTGTAACTTTCAAAAAAAACATGAATTTAATCCACCTCATCGCCACTCTGGTGTGTTTAGTTTTGTTATATTTATAAAAATACCTTATTCGTTTAACAAAGAGACTAAATATTTTACTACTGGTTGTAATAATAATTACACATCAAAATTTGTGTTTCATGTTATTGATAGGTTTGGCAAAATAGAAACATGGCCATTGCATGTAGATAAAAGTTTTGAAGGTAAAATAGTATTTTTTCCCGCATCACAGGTACACGAGGTCTTTCCATTTTATACTAGCAATGATTATCGAATTACTGTGTCTGGTAACATAAAGTTAAGGGTATAATGAATATATTTCCAATAACGAGTATTAATAATTTTTTTGCAGAACCAGATGAAGTCGTTAAATTTGCAAACAGTCTTAAATATAAAAAACCAAAAGAAGGTAATTATCCAGGGGTGCGAACTAAAAATTTAGATACAGTGGATTATGATTTTTTTAATAGGACTATCCTGTCAATATTATCAGTTTATTTTGAAGATTTTGAAAACATTAATTATTCTGATACTTATCTAGAGTTTCATAAAATTAAACCTTACTCAAAATCATTAAAAGATGTAAGAAACAAAGGTTGGATTCATCGTGACGGCACGGCTTTAGGAGGTTTAGTTTATTTAAACAAACAAAGTTATCCTGAAAGTGGCACGAGTTTATATGCGCTTAAAAAAGAACCCGTTGATAATGAAAAAGGAATTAAAGCTAAAATAAATTTTTATAAAAAAAATAAAATAAATTTAAATCAATATAAAAAAGAAATGACTTTTGTAGAAAAGCAATTTGTAAAGACGCATACCTTTAAAAACATATATAATACTTTGGTGGCTTTTGATGGTTTTCAATGGCACGGTATAGACAATATCTATTCTAACCCTAAAGAAGATAGGTTGAGTTTAGTATTTTTTATAGGTAAAATACAAGCAAGAGATTGTCCTAAATTAAGGGTTAATAGGATACAATATTTCAATAAAGATAGTTATTTACAACATGGAAAGGATAGGGTATAGACTGATATGGCACAATATTTCGCAGAATTACAAAAACAACCTGATCCATTTGATAATTCAAAAACAGTATGGAGAGTTGTACAAGTGGTAGCCGTAGGAGATGATATTTCTACTGCTGATGGTGAATTGAAAGATAATCCAATGCACGCTGATGGAGAAGCATGGTGTGTTAATTGGTTTAAAGGTGGCATTTGGAAACAAACATTTCAAAATGGCATAAGAAAACAATACGCAGGTAAGGGAGATGTATATGATTATGCTAAAGATAAATTTATACAACAACAACCTTATGCATCCTGGAGCCTAGATGATAACGATGATTGGAGAGCTCCAGTTCCATATCCTACAATTGATACATATAATGATAACGGAAACGTAATACCATATGCAATCTTTTGGGATGAGGATGAACAAATGTGGAAAGCTTTAGATCGTAACGTTCCAGCAAATACTTTTGAATGGAACGCTGAAACTCTTGCGTGGGATACACCGACACCATAATAATTTTTCATGAAAATCATCGAGAACGTTCTTAACAAGGCGACTCAAGAACAATTAAAAAATTTTATTCTATCAACCTTCCCTTGGTATTATGTAAATGATGTAACTTTTAAAGACAGTGGAAATTATACTCCTGCTTTTGGGCACACATTCATAGAGGATGGTAGAGTCATATCTGAACAAGCTAATATGTTAGAGCTTTTTAGACATGTTGTAAAAGGTAATATTGTTCAAGCCAGAGCTTTTTTACAGCTGCCATTAAATAAAAAGTTAATAAGAAAAAAAGATCCTTTACATATAGACAGAGACGAGCCCCATACAGTTTTTATATACTACTTATTAGACTCTGATGGAGATACTATTATCTATAAAAATAAAAAAGAATGGAAAAGAGTTACTCCTAAACAGGGCACAATATTGACTTTTGATGGTTCTTTGTGGCACACGGCTGAACAACCCATTAAAGGAACTAGGTCTATTATAAATTTTAACGTGGTTTAGAGCATTTGATATCCAACCTGGATTGGGATATAATGCTACCAAAAAATTAAAAACTATATATAGTGTCTTATTATGCTGCAAAAAATAGGATTTCAACCAGGTATCAACAAACAAGTCACACCAACAACCGCTGAAGGTCAATGGATTGATTGTGATAATGTACGTTTTAGATATGGTACACCTGAAAAAATAGGTGGTTGGAATCAATTAGGCACTGTAAATGAAAATGAACTCACAGGTGCTGGACGTGGTCTTCATCATTTTGTTAATAGTTTAGGTAGAAGGTATGCTATTATTGGCACAAACAGAATTTTATATGCTTTTTCTGGAGGTGTGTTTTATGATATTCATCCTATTAAATCTACAACAACGCTTACAGGAGCGTTTACTACAACCAATGGATCATCAACTGTTACAATAACTTTTCCAACAGGTCATGGTATTAATCCACAAGATATTATTTTATTAGATAATTTTACTACAATTACAGGATCTAATTTTAGTTCGTCAGATTTTGATGACAAAAAATTTATGGTCACAACTGTTCCAACGACAGAAACAATAACAATCACAATGCCTTCAAATGAAACAGGATCTGGTGCTACAACATCTGGTGGTATTAGAGTTCAACATTATTTTCCTGTTGGATCTGCTGTTCAAGAAAAAGGATTTGGTTGGGGTCTTGGATCTTGGGGTGGAGAAGCCTCTAACCCCGTCACAACAACTTTAAACGGAGCACTGTTAGATGATACAGCAGGAACAGGTGGATCTGGAACATCCATTGTTCTAACGGATGCTACACAGTTTCCAAGTTCAGGAACTAATTTTATTCAAATAGGAAATGAGGAAATATCTTACACTGGTGTTAGTGGTGGAACTACACTAACAGGTATTACAAGGGCTGTTAGAAACTCAACTAGATCAGCACACAGTGATGGAGCTACAGTTAAAAATAGCACCGATTATGTTGCTTGGGGTGAAGCAGCATCGGGTGACTTAGTGTTAGAGCCTGGTATGTGGTCTATAGATAATTTTGGAGATAAAGCAATTTGTTTAATTCACGATGCTGAAGTATTTGAATGGGATTCAAGTTTATCAAATGCAACAGATACAAGATGCACGATCATAACAGGAGCGCCAACTGCATCTAGACATATGGTTGTATCCACACCAGATCGTCACTTAGTATTTTTTGGAACAGAAACAACTATTGGAAATAAAGCAACTCAAGATGATATGTTTATAAGATTCTCTGACCAAGAGGATATAAATACATATGCACCTACAGCAACCAATACAGCTGGTACGCAGAGACTTGCTGATGGATCACAGATTAGAGGAGCAATCAGAGGTCGTGATGCTTTATACGTATGGACCGATACAGCTCTATTTACACAGCGTTTTGTTGGTCAACCATTTACATTTGCCTTTTCACAAGTTGGAACTAACTGTGGACTTGCAGGTCAGAACGCATGTGTTGAAGTTGATGGTGCTGCTTACTGGATGTCAGAGAACGGTTTTTTTAGATATGCTGGTAAATTAGAATCGCTACCATGTTTGGTAGAGGATCATGTGTATAATGATATTAATTTAAACTCCGGTAATCAAATGGTATCCGCAGGATTAAATAATTTATTTGGTGAGGTTATGTGGTTTTATCCTAGTGCAACATCCTCTGTTGTAAATAAAATGGTTTCATATAATTACTTTGACTCATCACCACAAAGACCTGTATGGACAGTAGGCACGTTAGCTAGAACAATGTGGCAAGACTCGGCTGTATTTAGTTTACCTCATGCATTAGAATACGATGCATCAACAGATGCATCTCATGATGTTATAGGAAACACTGAGGGTAGAACAAGTTACTATGAACATGAAACAGGAACGGATCAAAATAGAAATGGTACAATAACTGCTATAACTGCAAACATAACATCAGGAGACTTTGACATAAGTCAAAGAAGAAGTATAACTGGTCAAACAACTGGAGCAGCAGATCTTAGGGGAGATGGAGAGTTTATTATGAAGATAAGAAGATTTATACCTGACTTTATATCTCAAACAGGCACAACACGAATAACGTTAGAACTAAGAAATTTTCCTAATGAAACATCTGCAAGTTCAGCGTTAGGTCCTTTTGATATAACTTCAAGCACTTTAAAAATAGATACACGTGCAAGAGCAAGATCTGTTGCATTAAAAGTTGAAAATACAGCATCTAGTCAAAGTTGGAAGTTAGGAACTTTTAGATTAGATATACAACCCGATGGACGTAGATAATGGCAAAGATAGTACAAGTATTAACGAGACCTGCCCAAGAATATGACTACACGGTTGCAGAAGCTCAAACTAGAGATATAGATGGTATTATAGTAAAACTAAATACTACGTATCAACAAGAATTAAAAGATGAGGTAGAAGCTCAAAACTTCTTTTTAAATTAATGGCAAATAGTTTTAT